GTAGCAAGTAAAGAAGTGCAATATAATAAGTTTACAATTAATAATTATAACGATTATATTACAGCATTGGAGAATAGTATTACAGAACTATTCTATGGTGTTCCGAGTGATGTCGATGTCGACTTTGATTTTGATTTATATTTTACTCACGATAACGAATATGATAGAAAAACCAATCATGTTTTCTTGAATGGAGAACATCGAGATGGAATTGTATTGTTTAGTAAACATGCAATTGCTACACAAAAAGAAATTGAAAACAGATTCTTTGTAAATAAAAAAGATTGCGATATTGTAGCAAGTACTCCTATGCCTTATGACTTTTTTAATATAGAAAGTTATGACGAATATCTAGAAGCAATAGAAACTAGTAAAACAGAAATGTTTTGGACTTCAACGCCAAACATAGAAATAAACAAAGACTTTGATTTTAGTTTATACTTTAGTCATCACGAAGCATACGATCGTAGAATAAATCATACATTTATTCATCATGCAAACGGCGAAGATTTACACAACGGATTATTTTTATTAACTAAACATGCACTGCTAACTGAAAAGGAAATAGAGCATAGACTGATAGCAAAACGTAAAGAGCATGATATTGTTGCAAGCGGTCCGGTATCATATGATCAATTTGTAATTAACACATACGACGATTATTTGACTGCGTTGGAAACTTCAAACACTGAAATGTTCTGGATGATTCCGCCTGAAGTAAATGTAGATTCTAACTTTAAGTTTGATTTATACTTTACACACAACCAATGGTTTGAACGTGAAACCAATCACGTGTTTATGAATGGTACTGCGTGGGACGGTATTGCACTTGTTAGCAAAAAGTCCTTGATTACCGAACGAGAAATTAACATGCGTTTCTTTGCTAGTAAAAAACAATACGATGTTGTTGCAAGTACACCTACTGAATATGATATTGTGTTTATTAGCAAAGATGAAGAACATGCAGATACAAGTTATGCAAATCTTACACAACGGTTTCCGAGAGCAATGCGTGTACACGGAGTTGACGGTATTCATGCTGCACACATCGAAGCTGCAAAACTCTGCGATACTGATATGATTTGGATTGTAGATGCTGATGCAGAAATCATTGACAAGTTTGCATTTGATTACTATGTTCCTGCATACGATCCTGATAGTCGTAAAACTGTACACGTTTGGAAATCGCAAAATCCTATAAATGGATTGGTTTACGGGTACGGCGCTGTTAAACTATTGCCAAGAGAACTTACACTTAATATGGATACTACTACAGCGGACATGACAACTAGTATTAGCCCGTTGTTTAAAAGCATCAACCGTATTAGTAATATTACAAAGTTTAACACAGACGAATTTACTACTTGGCGTAGTGCATTTCGTGAGTGTGTTAAATTAAGTGCAAGAGCAATTGATGGGCAGCTAGACGAAGAAACAGAGTTTAGATTAAATGCATGGTGTACTAGAGGCAAAGACAAGCAATTTGGCAATGCAGCAATCAATGGCGCCAATCACGGCAAGCAATACGGAGAACACAACAGAGGCAACATTGACGCATTGCGTAAAATTAACGATTTTAAATGGTTACGCAATCAGTTTGATCAGTTGAAAGACAGTCTCTAATTTTTGTTGATTTGTTTTACTACGAAGAGTATTGGCCAGACCCGAATGCAAGGGTTTTGGCCACTTACCAAAACTAACCCATGCATAGCCGTCGTGTTCGTTGTTTAATTTAGGAATAAATTCATGGTCAACAATGCACAGATACGTATGAAAACTAAAATATGCATCATTACTTACAAACGTTTCCAACGGTATAGTTTTTTTAATCTCCGGCAAGCTGCCAATTTCTTCTTGAATTTCTCGTTTGAGACCTTCCCACGGAGTTTCTTTGTCTTCGTTGGTGCCGCCAACCAGCCCCCATACTGTATGCTGCTTGCTTTGAGTTCTGTGCAACAACAACAATCTATTGGTATCTAATGTATAAAACAACGCACCGCTGCAAACTATCTTCTTCATACAAATAGTTATGCGTCTAGATATATCATCCATGTACCTTGTGAATATTCACCTTCGTATGATTTAATCCACATGTCGCCTGTCCACTTATATTGTACACCGGTATTTAAATTGCTTATATAGACAGCTTCGGATGTGGCACTTGCGTCAAACACTACATTCCATTTGGTACCGTCCCATTCAATAATATCATCAGAATCAGCAACAAAGTCTGCACCAAGTGTGCTCTTCCATGCATCAGGACCGTCTGTGTTTGACTCGTCGCCTAGATCACTGAGAATTAAAATTCTCAATCCTGCAACTTTGTAATCTGTAGGGTTCCATCGCAACGGATTTATAATGTAATCCAGCGTGCTCCAGCTGCTGGGATTTCTTGCAGGACCTTCAATTACATCATTTGAAGGAAGGGTATCACTATCCCAATTTATAAACAACTCGGTGTTGTCCGCTGGGTTTAGTGAAATTGTTCCAATTGTGTAATTTGTTGAATCTGCTTGGCGTAATCTTATTTGACTTATATCGGCTTGGTATGTTCCAGGATATGCATCTAGTATGATTTTCCAGTTAACTTCGCCAATTGTGTTTCTATCTACAATTGTTGCAGTTGAGCCGTTGATATAAACACCGTAATTGTTAAATGTTGTAAGTAGAGTAACTCTATTACTGGTATATTCGTCAATTGACAGACTAGAGGAAATGGAGGCAGTGTCGGCAAGGTAACCGTTTGCAGTAATTCCGTCGTCTACGATAGTTTCTTTTTTCACCGGCGGAGGCGTTGAATCGTATTCGTTAATAACAGGCTTGGATAACCCTAATTCGATAGTACCGTTTTCTTCATTAAAGATATTTGTAATAATACTAGTAATTACACCAAGGCGTTTTACTTTAGCAGGCGGACTAATAAAGATAGGAGTACTAAATGCTAGCGTAGCAATATCAATTTCAGACTCAACGCCTACTGGTATACTTCTATTACTAAATTCAGTTCTTTCTAAATTCACTACACTTAAACTTGTCCAATCAACATAGTTGTCAGTTGTTTGAATTTCTAAACTTGGATTAAACAGCATTAAAATCTGTTCAAGTATTTGTAGTTTTTGATCAGTATTGCTGCTCCAGATGTCTGCATTTATAGACAGCGTATACGGAGTTGGCATTAAACGTTCAACTGTGTAATTTTTGCCTTCTGTATTTAAATATTCTTTTCCGTCTGCATCGTATGCACGTTCTCTAATATGTACTTTATTAATATAGCTCGAGTCGCTGGTTCTTGATCTGTCCATTTCTAGCCCAGTAACGTAGATACTCATTCGCGGAGCACTTGGCAACTTGTTTTCGCTGTTGTCGCGCATGATATTTGCAACTTGACGTGTAAGGTCGCCGTAGCTAACAGGAACTTGACGCAAATCACCGTCGCCGTCCATATAACTAAAATTGCTCATCAAGCGTACAATTTGTGTAATATATCGTCTTATCTGACCGTCGTAAAAATGCTGCATTAATTATCTGCCTTTGGTCTTAGGGCTTTACTCAAGCTCTGTCTTTCTTCAACGGTATCGCCTGCTATAATACTTGTATTGGTATTATTAACAAATGTTCCTTTTTGCGTTTGTCTTGTATCGCTGTTTGTCAGTGTCATTCTAACATCGTCTTCCATCTTACTCCACCTTGTCCCGTTGTATCTAAACAGCCGGTTGGGCATAAAATCTGTTCGCAGATAGTAATCACCGTCTTCGCTTGCACCAGGAAATGCAATACCACTGCCAAATGCTCCACCGTTTGGCGGAATACCATCGCCGAGCAGATATCCGTCATATCCTGCACGCTCTGGACTTTTATTAACTAGTTCGCCTGGCACGTCTGTGGTTACCAACTCTGGCTTTCCATCTTTGCCAACCTGCAGAGTATAAAAGTGGCTAATATCATATCCGCTTTTTCCAGCGTCGGCTTCAGCTTGTGCAACTACTGCATTATTAATTTGCATATCTTTATCGTAAGTACTCAACAAATCTCTAAGAGTATGTTCGCCGTCGCCTGCTGGCAAGGAAAGGATATCCTTGTATTCTTGGCTATCAATAATTTGTTTTAATTTAATTCTATACAGATGCGGATACCAGGTTTGGCTAAACCCTTCGGCTGCTCTAGTTACGTCTTCTACTACATAAAATCTTTTAAGTGCAACACTATAATCATTTAGTGCATATTCGTCAATTAGATGCGGCAATTCGACAACGTCTCCGCTTATAATTTTTCTGCCAATTGTCTTTACACTACTGTTAATATGAATAGTCATAAACAATGTGTCATTGCTTAAAAATAGACCAAATTGGCTTAAATTAAAGTCGTTGTCACTAACGTTGTATACACCTCTAATATTGTAAATATCTCTGTCGTATTTCCTGTCTCTATTTTCAAGAAACAACATGTCTTGTATATTTGTTTCTTTTACAACATCGTACTGAGGTTGGTCAGCAGTAGCTGATGCATCATCCGGATTTTTTGGTCCTAGGTATTTGTGAACAAACACATCGGTACCGCCAACAATAAATTGTTCGTAGACAATCTTGTCTAAAAATTCGTAATCAGCTGTTTTATTTGGTCTATATAAACTAAGTCTTGGCATACTACTATTTAGCATAAATACATTTGGAGAACACCATGGCAGATAATGATTTAGTAACACAGAAACAAGAAGTATTTAATTACGTACATGCAATGCTAGGTGGGGGTATGGTAGATGTTGAGTTAGATCCAATTCACTACGAAACTGCCCTATCAAAGGCACTTGCACGATATCGTCAACGTAGCGAAGCAAGTGTTGAAGAAAGTTATGTCACGCTTAAATTAGTTGAAGATCAAAACCACTATACAATGCCAGCAGAAATAACCGAAGTTCGTCAGATTTTCAGACGAAGTGTTGGTAGCAGAAGCGGCAACGGAGATGGCGGCACATTGTATGAACCGTTTAATCTTGCATACACAAATACCTATTTGTTAGCCGGCAGTGGAATGGGCGGTCTTGCCACTTACGAACTGTTTGCAGGACAGCAAGAATTGGTAGGTCGTATGTTTGGTAGCTTTATTGAATTTAATTGGAATGCAACCACCAAGCGTTTAACAATTTTACAACGCCCACGCGGCGAAGAAGAAGTTCTTATTTGGTGCTACAATTTCCGTCCAGACAGTCAGCTTCTAATGGACTACCTTGCCAGGCAATGGCTTAAAGATTATACGCTCGCAGCTTGTAAATATATGTTAGGCGAAGCAAGAGAAAAGTTTGCTACTATTGCAGGACCACAAGGCGGCACAACACTCAACGGTTCAAGTTTAAAATCTGAAGCACAAAGTGAAATGGAAAAATTAGAAGCCGAAGTGCAACTAGCAATGGCTGGCGGAACTGGGTATAGTTTTTTAATTGGTTAATGTCGGCGATTTAATTTTCTGTTAAAGAGAAAAAATGTCTTGACAAATATATTAATTTCTACTATACTGTAATAGTATTAGGAGAGCAACAGCTACATGAAACTTAAATTACTGGTCATAGGACACGGACGCCACGGCAAAGACACAGTGTGCGAAATACTTCGTGACAAATACGAATATAGCTTTGAAAGTAGCAGCCAATTTTGCAATAGACTTTTTGTCTACGACATGTTAAAGGACAAGTATGGATACGCTGATGAACAAGAGTGCTACAATGACAGGCATAATCACAGAGCAGAATGGTATGATGCTATCTGCGCTTATAATGTACCTGATGCAGCAACTCTAGGCAGAGAAATTTTTGCAGAACATGACATCTATTGCGGACTAAGAAACAAAAAAGAATTCCATGCTATGAAGAATTCCGGAGTGTTTGATTATGCTATTTGGGTAGATCGCAGCGATTACTTACCACTCGAAGAAAAAGACTCAATGAGTTTAGAACCGTGGATGGCCGATTATGTTATTGACAACAACGGCACCATAGAAGATCTTATACACAACACATCCCAGTTAATGGACCGTCTTGAAGAAATTGAAATTGACACTCTTGCATACGAATTACAAGCAGGAGGTTTTTCTAGCTGGAGCGACTAGTAAGGTTAAGTGCGTACTTAACCACTAAAATCCGCCTTTTTTTCTCTGGTTGTGCTAAATAATAGTAACAACTTATCCACAAGGGGAAAAAATAATATGGCTTTAGTATCACCGGGAGTACAGGTTAGCGTAATCGATGAGAGTTTTTATACTCCAGCTGAACCAGGTACTACCCCAATAATATTTGTGGCAACACAAGAAAACAAAGCAAACCCAGGCCGCACAGGAATTGCGCCTGGTACATTAGCAGCAAATGCAGGTAGAGTTTACCTTGTTAGTTCACAGCGCGAACTTGCCGAGACATTCGGCGATCCGTTGTTTTATACTGATGCAAGCAACAATCCGATACACGGCAGCGAACAAAACGAATATGGCCTACAGGCAGCGTATTCATATTTGGGCGTAGCTAATAGAGCATACATAGTCCGTGCAGACGTTGACTTAGCTGCAATTACTGCTAGCGCAACACCTACTGTCGGGGACCCAACTAACGGATCGTATTGGTTTGATACTAATGACTCGTTCTATGGCGTATTTGAATGGAATGGTGCAGTAGCAACTACAACTTCAGGGCAGAGCTTTTCAAATAAAGTTCCATCTGTAATTACAGATACTACAAAGGTAGTTGATTTTGGCGGCAGCGATTATACTCCAAAGGGCAGTGTAGGATCGCTCAATGATTATGTTATTGTTGCTGTAACAAATGTAAACCGTTTATGGTATAAGTCGAGCGGATACGGCACTGATCATGCAGCAACTAAAGGATCTTGGGT